CTCTTCATCTACAGTGAGAATCTGTTCTTTGAGTTCATCCGCATCAAGAATAATATACTCCGCATTTTTCAAGGCTACACCAAAGAAACTTAGAAATACATCGTGGTGTGAAACAATCAATATAGTCTCACCGGAACTATTGAAGTGTCCCCACATAGTTTTAAACAATAGTGATACACGACTGCGAACCTCGGTTAATGGCTCACGATCAACACGCACGGGCATAACGTCATCCATCATTGCCAGATTAATAAGAGGAAAATTCACCTTGATTTCTGCTGCAGTCTTTCGCATATTACAGACATGCCCACCTCCCTGACATTCAATCAAGTCATCAATAACCGAAATTTGGCTGAATTTAATAGTATCGTGAAAGACAAGCGCTGTTTCAATGCATCGTGACAAGGGTGAACTAATTACAGTAAGAAAGCGCTGAATTCCACCAAGTTCCTCCTGAATTTTCTTGACAGATTCAAGCACCTGTGCCTTGCCCTCTGCAGTAAGACATGCGTCCTTATTTTCGGGATCAAGATAAGCGGCTTCACCGACAGTTTTAAAGGCTGCATTATGAGAAGCCTCACCGTGGCGAATAAATACGAAGCGAGTAGTCATAATAATTTATGTATTTAAAAACCTGTTAAGTGAGATTAAACACGGACAGACTATGGACCCTATCCTAGACATTTACCGTCAAGGCACTGATGTCTATGCTGATCTGAATCCAACCGTGTTTATTGAGAAAAGTGACGATGAAATTCGCAAATTTCTAAATTTAGCCGTTGAATTTCAAATTCATAAGACAAAGGAATTCAACGTTGCCATATATATTTCTTTTACACTCAGATCCGATATAGATACAATTACAATAAGCCAAAAGGTCTACACAATAAAACAACCGCTAAATTTACCCCAAATAAATTCCCAAATATGTCTTATGTTCAAAAACGAATGGATCAGAGTACCCAAGGTTTTGGATTTCTACAAAAGAACTCACGGAATTCAGCGGTTTATTTTATATGACAACGATGAAATTTCGGCGGCGCCACCCGAAATTCTTGCCCGTAGTGACGTAATATATAATCATTGGTCGCTACAATATAAATATACCCTAAAAGACCGCACAGCATTTGACCCGAACTATACTGGTCCAGATACTATTATAGTTGCTCAGAACGCCGCATATAGTCACTGTCTTAAGCGTTATAACCAAGCAACATGGACAGCATTTATCGACACAGATGAATTTATTGTCCGCCGCCGTGACGGAATTTCCCTAAATTCTATTCTAGAATCAACAAATTCAGAAGTAAGCACACTTATCATAAAGGGCTACTGGTCAGGTTGTAATGGATTCCCTCAGCAATCAATTTATGAGAATTTACGTAAATTCGGAAAACGGTCAAAGAAATTCTGCATGAATAAATTGATTCTTCGAACAACCGCACACAAATTTACAAATTGTATTCACACAGCCTACCCAACAGCAGGCAAGGCTATAATGTTAGCATTTGAGAAAGGTATCTATTTTTTTCACTTATACACAGCATCTCAAAAAACCCGCGTTTGTAAATGTTCCGAATTCTGCGCAATCCCAGATAAATCGTTGATTGAATCATTTAGACACTGAACCAAAAGCCACCACAAAATAATCTCTATAGTTAGGATGCTCACAAGAGACATAATAGCCATAGTTGGCTTGATATTTGTTGGTTTAGCAGCACTACAATTTCTGGGTGATCCACGCTTCAAACAACCTGTCCCACAGAAAAAGGAGGGGTTTACAAATCCTGACAAGGTGGATCCGGTTGGATCAGATGAGCGGTCATTTCTGAATCCCGACGTGAAAAAGGAGGGACCAGCACATCTATTGAATCCAACCATTGAAAGCACAAGACCATACAACGAATTTGGCACACTAACACAACAGCAGTGCTATGAACAGGATGGCAACCGTCTTGCCGACTTATTAAGTGATTACAATCAGCGCACAAATAACTATAAACACACATACCCTGATTCGTGTTCAGCACCCTTCAAGGAACTAAACGGCGCGTTCTATGCACCCCGCGAAGGCTCAATTGGCGCCCCAATTCCATTTGGAACTAAATATCCTGTCAGCACTACATGTAAGTATGCTCAGTAAAACACAGTATACAGGCAGCAAACACAGCATATTATAATCTCTCATAATAGATACTATAATGAGATATAATGTATATTTAGCACCATCCTTATACGCGCATATACTAAATGCGTTTGTAATGATATTTGCTATTGGAATTCTATATGTTCATTTTGCGCTATTCAAAAAAATGGATCCATATAGACTAATAATCTTGGCGCTATTATTCTCTATTGTATTTGGAATTCATGGAATTTCACACCTAGGTTTGGAAAAGGTCTATAAATTCAACCCGCTTGCAGCCCTATTTACATCACCACGGTGTAATAAGCGCTGTCGCAAATTCCGTAATTATTAGTTCATAGCAGCATTATGTTCCATTACAACTTCAATAATTGTATTTCCTGACATGTCACAACTGACAGAACGATGTTTAACCACGGGCTCTACATCATCTAAAAACATGGGTGCCGGTGTCTTTTTACCAGAAAGGGGCGCCACGTCAATTTCATTAAATTTAGCACCTAGAAATTCAGGATTAGATCGTGCCCCGCTAACATCTTGCCAAAACCGTTCATATTCAGGCAGCCCTACGTTATTCCACCAGCGCTTATTACGCACAGATGTTATAACTTGCCAATCGGCAATCTGCCATACATGCTTTTCAAGAACGGTATCATCACACATATCAATTAAGCATGGAAGCCATGCTTTTGCCTCTGCCCGCCCAGCTGCATCATCGGTAAAAAGTGGTGAATAGACGTAGCGCCATGAAAGCGAGTTGGCTAAATTACCCACCACCGCAACAGCACCAACATATCCAGGGACTCCAACACAAACCCCACTAATATCAATAGTCCCGCGAAAGTTTTCACCAGAAAAAATGCGACATTCGCAATAATCAACAGCCCCAATATCACACACCTCCATCTGGATTTGTGTTTGACAGTAGTATTCGTAAGGAATAATATCCTCTTCAAGGTCACGTGAAATCGGCGCCTTGATTTCAACAAGCCGCCCAGCCCGCGGTCCATTCATAACAACACCGTCAGGCGACGCAGCCAAATGCTCCAATGCGGAATGTCTAATACGATGAATATCACTATACACCTCTCCACCAGCAACATGCTTTGCGTAAATGTCACGCACAACAGACTCAAAGCGATGTCCCCATGCCTGCGCATTTAACTTGCCACTTTTTGGCGTCAAATATACGGTTTGTATATTTTCAGTTCGCCCGCTAGTCATACGTTGTTTGATTTTATCTTTAATCAGTGAAACACGCGCAGCAGTATCGCTTAATGCGGAATGAAATTCACTGGCAGTTAGCATATTCCGCTTTTCAGTATGCCATTCTATTGACTGTTGTTTTGAAGCCACTACCATTTTGAGCCGTTCATAGTTTGCTGAATCGGGAACAATCCTACTGATAGCCTCTGCCCGCCTCAACAAATAATATTCCCATATCAGCGATGTGACGATTTGTGTAGCATCTTCACGGGTTTTCTTGAGTTTGTACATAGGCAAAACAACCTCATTGAATAATTCCATAATCTCAGATTCATAAAGCCATTCCGTTAGATCCCATGTGTCGAGGAGTTCTTCTGGCGCCTCATCCGTATCAATCTGGTCTTGCAACCAGGAACAAATTTGGCTATAAACCATATTCCTACTCTGTACATATGACTGTATTTTAGATGCTAATGCCCTGCTAAACTACATGTAAAACAATATATTGGTTTATTACATATAGCCCATATAGAATTATAAATTCACGTAAGTCTAGAAAGTTGAAAAATTGATACATCCTTTACCCCCACCGATTATATAAGCACGCATACAATGAAGACCTACATCAAGCAACTTCAGATGCAGGACTACGCATCTATTAGGGACATCTTTAGCGAAACGTTTCTGAAGGAGGAGATTCCCATTTCATCGCTTGGATACAGGTGGCGCAATCGTTCACATGAAAATAGTTTTGGCATCTTTTCATCGGCGGGCGACCTACTGGGTTTTGCTCTATTGTGCGAAGGTGGACACAAGCAGTATCAAAAGCAGAAGAAGCACTTGGCAAGCGAAAAGACTAAAGATACGCTTAGCCGTTATCTTTCCTTCTTGGCAGTTCATCCCGCCTACAGGGGCTCTAGTCTTGGTTCAGACCTTCTGATGTTTCTGCTACAAAATTCCGTAAAGGACAAGAAAAGCATTTGTCTTTATCCGCTAGATAATACTCGTCTGAAGCATTGGTATATCCGCAATGGGTTTTACGTAACTTCAAACGAATATTTCAACTTCCATTCTCATTATACACGCCGCCAGGCACTTTTCCTGAACAGTATTATGAATGCGGATTAGATAATAAAGAAAATCCAGAGCCAGGCGGCTCAAACGGTCTAAGAAAAAGAGCCTTTTTTATAGGTAATGAGCGGCACAGGGCAACAATCAGTTGTTTGCACAATTGGCACAAAGGTCGCTTGGGATGACCTAAAAGTATTTTTTTTCACGCTAAATCTTTTCAATAACAGTCCACCTACAGTTTATTTGCTATGTGATACAGAAACAAAATCAAGAATTGAGAAGGACAAGGAAAATATCTATAAAGGCACATTAAACATTCAAGATACTCTTGAATCATACGCATCAATGAATCGCCAAATAATGGAACGCACAAAAGGTAAGCGCTACAAGACCTTATGGGAGGATTTTATGATGGAGAAAGCAACCGTTCTAGAATGGGCTTTCAAAGACGGCGCAAAGTCCGCATTTTTCTTCGACAGCGACATTACATTTTTCTCAACGCTTCCAGAAGTGCCAGCAAATGTAAAATTAGCGCTAAGCCCGCACTTCATCAAGCCGGTAGATGAACTCCGGTACGGTCACTATAACGCAGGATTTGTATGGACCGCAGACCCAACAATGCCAGAAAAGTGGCGCTCCGCGGCTGAACGCTCACGCTACTACGATCAGGCAGCACTAGAAGAACTCCGTTTTAACGAGCCTACAACATACGAATTTCCAGTCCAAGTAAATTACGGTTGGTGGCGCATGTTTCAGGGAACAGAATCACCCGATGTGCTAAAAAGCAAATGGACAATTTTTAGAAATGAGCAGATTCCATCTGTCGGTCTTCGTATAGAAGGAAAACCCCTAAATTCAGTTCATACTCACTGGGGTGAAAAGCGCGACCCCGTCACTAAAACGTTCAATCTATGGCTTTTACAGCAAATCCAGAAGATTAGCAATCACCCAAAGGCTGCTTCGTTTGCTAGATTTATTGTAAGAGAATTTAAACTACAGTAAAAGTTTACAAAAGCATTTATAGTTAGAAAAATTTTGCGTAAAGCAATCTAAAGTTAGAAAAGTTTGCGTAAAGCACCTAAAAATTGATTCAGTCACTATTTATAATAAGTTATTAAAAATGGAGACTTTCGTGACCGCCTATCAGTCAAAGGATGTATCTGAGATGCTTAGTATGCTACTGCTTATATTTGGCGCAATCTCATTTGTTCGTCTAGCCGGCGACGCAATCGGTGTTTGCTGCCCACGTAACGATCGCCTAACAGAACTAGTTGCGGAGGTTCAGCACCTACGTGCAACTGTTGACTCACTTGAGACGCTAGATGACAAGATGAACGAGATTAAGAGTATTGTTTCTGACCTTTCTGCGCATCTGGGTATCCAGGTTGAGTCAGAGTCGGATTCATCAGAGGACGATGAGGATGATTCAGAAACCACAGAGTCACGGACGCAAGAGACACAGGATCAGGAGATGGCAACACAGACGCAAGAGGCAGAGGCAGAGGCAGAGGCAGAGGCAGAGGCAACCACCGTCTCCGCCGTCACAGATTCCCAGAATCTATTTGAGGAGAATTCAGAGGATTCCGCAAACACTATTGTAAGCGCCCCCGTTCCTAAGAAGCGTACCCGTGCTAAGGCATCTTCGCCTGTCCTTGCTCCTGCTCCTGCTCCTGCTCCTGCTCCTGCTCCTGTACCCTCCCCACCTCCTGTACCTTCTTCCCCCGCAACCGCCTCAAGCGATAAGTCATCGGACAAGCATGTTATGCTGAAGCGCGCTCTAAAGTCAGGCGATGCCGTATATCTCTCTTACAAGAAGACTACATTTACCGCAAAGTTTGTGCTTAATGCCGCCGCCCCTCATGGCTACTATCTTAAGAGCGACAATACGGATTATAACACACCCAGTCACTTTAGTTTCGCAAAGAAGAGTTCAGTAAATCCCTCAATACATTCAGACAATGGGTGGGATTCAGTATATGTTCTTCTTCCTACTAGTGGCAATGGCAAGCCCTCAAAGGTCTGCCTAAATGATCTAATCAACAAGTAGCCTAAACGTAAAATCGGTCTAAATATAATATAAAAATACATATCAATGGCATCGTTAGACGATCGCATTGATATTGCGCAAGCAGCATTTTTCAATTATGTTCTTTCATACGAGAATATGTATATACATTATTTATTTCCAGCACTAACTATGGAATTCCTATTTCATACAACAGAGTTTGTGGTTGAAAGGACAATACTAACTACACTAATCATCCTATACAAGGCATTAACTTACTATAATCGTGATGCAAGTGGCTATGCAAAAATCCTAATGGTCACCGCCCCTTTTGTAAATACACTAATATCATATAACCCGACTAAACTAGTATTATACTCAATAGTGTACGATGAATCAGTAGTTGAATCATTTGTAGTAGCAGCATGTACATATTATTTTTCGCAAGCAAATTATCACGTAAATCTATTGGGTTTAATCGGATACATATATGCCCGTAAAAACATCGCTCTGCTTCAAACACGCATGGAAACCAATGTAATTGTGACGTTAACATTATTACCTCCACAAAAACAGACCTTTGAAAATAAACTGAAGGCTTTCCAGGGGACAATACATACGTTTATTAAAAGAAATATTGAATATCACCTAGGGATTGAGATGAGCGAGTTTGAACCTAGTCAACATAACGATTAACACCGAAATAAATGGCTATGTACAGTAAGATGAACGCTACATCATTAATAAAAACCACAATACCCCGAAGTATTGGATACGATGATTTAGCGGCACTATACGCAGAAAACAAAGGCAAAATCTACATGACAGAAAAAGACGGCATGGGAAAACACAAACTTGACGAAAAGGGGTTCAAAGCCTGGACCGATCACCTTAAAACCCTCCCAAATATTTCAGAAGGAAAATATGAAATTGATACATACGTTAAGTTTGCGGAAGCCTTACATACTAAAATGCGTTATGTTACTTTTCCAGAGTACATGCATAAAATCCAGCAAATCGCAACCGAAATTATCGAATTAATCCAAAACAACGAAATCGTCTTTTTTGTTGTAAGTGGTGAGGCTGAAAAATCAAATACATGGACAACTCTTTTATATTTTGGCGAACTACAGAAGTTAAATCTTGAGTCAATGAAGCACAAGATATGTGTAATACATGATTCAGAAAGTAACACTTTGATGGACTTTGCCGAAACATATAAAACTAAGAAAATCGCAGCAGTTCATTACGATGATATGTCTTATAGTGGTGTTCAAATGTCGTTATCTATCCCATGGGATATAAATGATCGCGCTCTACCAAACTTTTCATATTATATTGCTATATCTTTCATTACCAAATTTGCGCGCGGACACGTAGGAAAACACGGTGTAAAATTCTTTCAAAATACAGAGTTTGTCCCTGATTTTGAGGAGTGTGTAAATGAGTATTACAAAGATGAACCAGATGTTATTAGCCGAATTAAAGCAATTTGTAGTAGATTTGGCGAATCGCAGGCGGAAAGCGATCCAGAAGGATTCAGTAAGATACTTCCTTTTAAAAGAGGACATAATGCGTTTCAATGCTATTATGGCGCAGGGCAATCGGCCATTTATTTTGATCATAAAATAGCGGATCACGTATCCGTATTATCAACCTTATTTTCAAAAGGAACTTATCCGCCAAACATCAATATTAATTCAACATTACACGCGGTATTAACAGGTAAAAATATTAGACCTCTAGTTTCAGGATCGCTTATATCTACATGCGACGCAGAAGACGAGTGCTATAAGACTTTTTATAAACGTTTCAAATATACTTTTAATGGGCAGGAAATAAATCCCAATAAAGACCTTATTGATGAATTACAAAGAATTAAATCCAAAAAAGGCGGACTTAGAAAATCAAAGCGCACCCGCCGCACCAGAACAAAGACAAGACGAAGCAGACGCAACTAAGGAATGCGCTCAAAATTAGTGCGATTCATAACTAGTTCATTGGTCAGCCCGTCAGCATGTGTATTGAACTCTCTGTATACATGCCGACAAACAACATAATCAAACTTGCGAATCAACTCCATAACCCGCTTATTTGCCCCAATCATTCCAGCATTGTTAACCGCCCAAACTCCAGTAATCTGCTGAATAACCAAGTTAGAATCACCCTCAATCTTCAGAGTCCGTATACCATTTTTATATGCCGTCTCAAGACCTATCTCTAACCCACGATACTCCGCAATATTGTTAGTTGCTCTAGGAATAAACTCACCACGCTCCCATAAACAGCGTCCATCAGGCGAATATATAACGGCACCAGCCCCAGCGGCGCCCGGATTAGGCTGTGCACCGCCATCAAACATCAATAAATGGCATGTTTTTACCAATGGAACAGCCACCCCACTGCGTAGTCCGTTATGGACTAATGTATAGACGCGCTTTTTAACAGTTGATTCCATTGCCCTATCAACTCTATCAGATACACGCATCATTTTTTCATACAATGCCCCAGTATAAAATATAAGATACTACTAGGGACGTCGTCATGTCGCAAACAATATACGATATGATTATTGTAGGCGGCGGCATTGCTGGGCTTAGAACAGCAAATGAAGCATTAAAAATAAACAAAAAACTGAAGTGTCTTGTTATTGAAAAATACCCAAATATGGGTGGTCGTATAGATACAATCCATACAAAAGTGGACGGGAAACAGCTTATGTATGAGTCTGGCGCCGGCAGAATACATTCAACTCACAAGTTAACTCTGAAACTAATCAAGGAATGTGGATTAACAACTACGCCAATGAGTCCGGATTACTTATGGCGCAAATTAGGTTCATCTGAATCAGAACCGAATAATTTTGGAGAAATATGGAGTGATTTTTGTAATCTGTTTAGAAAGATTGACCGTGCGGAATTGACACAGAAAACTCTGCGCGAAGTAGCAATAACCGCACTAGGTGTAGATTACGCAACAAAACTCCTTGAAAAGTATCCTTATCGTGCAGAAATAGAAGTTATGAACGCCGCTGCTGCATTAGATCTATTTGAAACATTCGAACATGGCGAATTTTTACATGTAAATGAAGGGTTAAACAAAATAGTTGCCGAACTTCGCAAAAAAGCAGAAAAGGCAGGCGTTGATTTCAAAATCAACACTGAAATACAGCGTATATCTTTAGACAATGAGACAAATATCTATAAATTATCAGGGCTAAGACATGAGAAACTAGTCAAGTTCTACGCCCACCGTATTGTATTAGCAGTTCATGTATCGGCGTTAACCAAAATATACCCTTTTTCAACAGATCATCCGCTAGTAAAGCATGTGCGCATGGAACCGCTGCTCCGCATATACTCAGTGTATGAAGATTCAGAATGGATGCCAGACAATAACTTAATCACAAATTCTCCGCTAAGATTTATTATCCCAATCAACAAATCAAAAGGCTTAATAATGAGTTCCTATTTAGATTCCCGTGATATTGAGGTATGGAAAGGCTGTATAGGTAAGGATGAAATAGAACAACTTAAAATTAAAATTCAGTTTGAAACCCAACACTTATTTCCTGAAAAAACAATACCGAAAGCATCATCGACAAAAGTCTATTATTGGCCAGACGGGTGCTCATATTGGCTTCCAGGGACATACGATTACAAGAAAATGAGCGCATCAGCACTGAACCCAATGCTCGAAACATATCCCAATCTCCATCTTGTAGGCGAGTCATTTTCTACAAAACAGCAATGGATAGAAGGATCCTTGGAACATGCTGACCATTTAATCACACATATCAAGGATGATTTGAAAAGAGTAGGCGAAGAGAAGAACCACACATAGTCCACCAACAAGATACACATATTTAGTTTTGAATCAATATAGCGAATCAAAATAAAATATCATAAAACCGAACACCATTAGTTTAGTGGTGCCCAAGGAGAAACATCGCTATTGGCAGCCATTGGTTCATTTGCCGCCGCCGGTGTAGGCGCACCCATGCTATTTAACGCAGGGTCAGCAGAAGGGTAGCCAGGAGCAAATGATGCCATACGTTCAATAGGGGATGGACGAAATAATGCCGGACCAGGTCCTGAACGCGCTGCATTTCTGGCATTCGCAATTGCCGCCATGATTGAGCCTGGTTCGGGCGCCTCCTCAGGCGCTATTGTGTTAGAGGCACCAGCAACTGTAGGCTCCTGCGCCTGAGCCAATGGCATCGCAACAGCGGGACCAGGGAAACTGCCGGGTGCTGAAACAACTGTGCTCATCCAGGCAAGAACATCAGATGTGTTTGAAGATGAAACCTTAGATACAATAAGACGGGGGCGCATCAAAGCAAAAGTGGGTAATGAACGCACATCGCAGTATCCAGCCGTATAGTCATTAACTGTCTGTTCAACCTTCCAGATGGGCACACCGGACTGCTTAGCAAAGTTCTCAATCGAGTCAATATCTAGGCGCTTACATGGTCCGCACCACGAGGCCGTGAAATAGACAATAAACGCCTTATCGGAAGCACGAAATCCGGCGGGTTTGGAAACCTCCGCCTTGCCGTACCAGTACAACTCAAACTCCGCCTGTGTGTCAAAGGACCTCATTTCTTATTCTGGGAGAGAACTTCTATAATCACTTTGACCGCGCCAGCAAGGGTTACGGCGGTAAGAGTTCCAGCAATAATCGGGGCAGATGTGCCCAATGATACAATACCACCTCCGCTTTGATTAGATATAACAGCGTCTGATCCTGCCAACATACCTCCTTCTTGGGCGGCAGTTGCGGCAGTTGCGGCAGTCGCCACATTTTGGATCTCATTTGCAAACTCCTCAACAGCAAGTAGACCTTCTAGAAGACCGCCTCCATGGTGTGCAATTTTGCCAACAGCACCTTTTACAGCAGAATGCGCCGCTTCTGTACGTTCAGCAGCCTTATTGGCAGCCGCAGCCTGGATTTGTGCCATTAATTTTGACGGATTCGCAACAGCCTCTAATTGTGTTGTTACTGCTCCAGCAATCTTCGGCGCCGCCGCCGCCACCTCTGACCCAACAGCCGCCGCCTTTTGGGTTGTGACAGCACCTTTATTTGCCGTTTCAACAGCAGTACCAACAGTTGGTTTTAACAAAGGTACAGCTAATTCGCGGTATAAAAATCTGAAATTATCCATGCTAAACATACTTGGTCCTGAATCAGCCGGTTTACCCAAAACCCCATGTTCTTTTGCCTCTTGTGCCTCTTTTTCAGCCTTCGCACGTGGTACTTTCTCAAGTAAAAATACTTCACCTGATATAGTAGTTGCGGGAACAATCATGCTAAATGGAAATGGCGTTGTGACACCATCTTTGATAAAATCCTTAGTGAAGAAAAGGGGACGCACCGCGTCGTGTATTGCCCACGCCCAGCCAAATAAGAATAAAAAGATATTCAGACACGTACATATTTTAGCAATACCGTGCCAGGTTTGCCCCACATAAAAGCGGTCAAGACCAAATATACCCAATGTCATAGAAAGCGCAAGATAAATCAAAATATCTTTCTTTGAGCGTATTACATCCGCCGTAGGATTCTTCAAATCCGCTGCTTTCTTAATAGGATCCTCAAACACGCCACGCCCAATGCCACGAATCCAGTCCAAAGGCGACGTCAATCCCTCCTTTTTAACTTTCTCACCGTCGTAAATAATTTGAATAGCGTCCCAGAAATACCAGAAACCAAAAGTGAATATATTTATAAGGAATTTCTGCATACCTGTGCCAAAAGAGCGTAAATAGAAATGGTCAAGCCCAAAAAACCCAAGCAGAAAGGAAAGACATACAAATACATAGTAATTGCGATCGGGAAATTTCCAGAAATCAATATCGCTCACATGATGTGGTTTAACAAATGGTGGTTCACTATTTTCAATATGGGCGCTAGAAACAGGCAGCGCAACAGGCGTCTCTCCGTGTGATTCGGGAGAAGACATAATTTCTCTCTATGGGGTTATGTTAATTTTAATGCTAATACAAACGAATGCTCTAAAAAGGCGAAAAAATCGTATTTTTAGATAAATTTTTATGCTAGCCTGCCACCCCGCGCCTAAGCCGTAAATAATATACCGCCCAATCCAGCAGCAATACGAAGCACATTGTAATTCGTGGCATAAACAGTAATACCAGAATCATAGCGCGTAATATTTGGATTCATTGTCAACGCTAATACGATTGTATCAATACGGCTTGCGTTCATAGTTCCCTGTGGCTGTGCCGCTTCAGGCGCCAAACTGAAACTATACACGTAAATATAATCATCAGGTATACACGTGTGACGTTGAAACGGCTGAACTAATCTAAAATAAGGCGCGTTTCGTGTCTCAAAGCGATCATACCCATCAAGACGTATCACGGCAGTGCTGATTTGGTCATTAAGTGTAACATACTCTTCAATCAGTTGGCGATTGGAAAAATTAAACCATTCATGTGTGCTCTGCATGCGGTCCTGTTGAACAACCCAAACCAATTCTTTTATAGGGTTATTAAAATCAAGTGATATATTTGCTAATGAGGCACCAGCAGATACAGAAGTGCGCTGCTGCCGTTGTACCTGTTCAATAAGGTATTCGTGTTTTGAACTAGTAAATCTACGGCGTTCATCAGTATCCAAATGTATGTAATCGCCCCACATGATTACTGAAGTAGGATTCACGGGCGTAGCCAATGTTTGTGTAGGCGCCAAGACAAGAGAATCACGATAAAATAACCGTTGAGCAGAGTGGAATTTTATATATACACGAACCGGATGCGCTTGTAAAGCAATAAGTGGTAAACTCAATCCCACATTATTACAGAACCAAAAGCGCAAAGGGATGTATAAATTCAGAGGACCGGGTTGGCATCCCTGAGTATACGCCTCTTGATATCCAACCATGTTGTTGAATCCAGTCCGTTTTGAAGCATCAACTTGTAATTCCGACATTATATGTAAATATTCACCATACTGCCTATCAATCTCTTTACCTCCGATTTCAAGACTAATATAGTCAATCATGGCATGCCCAATTCCGTTGACCCAAGATGTGTCCGTTGTAGTTGATGAGTATTGTGGAAGCATCGGGAGCGAAATCTCCAATACAAGTGTATTTAGTAAATCGCCTTTGCGTGGTATAGTCGCAACTACGACCTTCCCGAAATCTGTAGCGCCATCAAAGTCAATACGACAACTCTCAACAGAGAAATTAGTATGCCGCCGATAAACCTGCTTGAAAAAGGTTGTTTGCGGATTTCCGCTTAGATATATATCCTGACGCCCGGTTGCGACAAGTTGTAATAGACCGCCACCAAGCATCCCCTATTCAAGACTCTAGAAGGTTTATTAGCCCAATGACCGCATCCAGGATCCAGAAAAGCCATTAGCCCAGAAACTGGACTTAGACAGCACTCAATATTAATAAGAAAATACTAAAATAGAGGAGCAATGTCTTTATTACAGACATTGGAGATTGATACATTAAAATTACGGAATCTCCAGTTTCGTAATCCTGATAATTCAGTTATACCATCGGATATGCAGTTATACGCAAAAGGCGACGGTAGAACATATTGGTCAACAGGCGTTACATCAAGACAGTTTAGAGCCCTATCATCACAAGTCTCAGCAAATACAGCCAACTTTAATCAATATGTCAGTGTAGCCAGTACAACATTTGCAGCAGATTTATCAACATTGAATTATGATCTTAATTCAACCCTTCGCGGATATTCAACATTTGCAATTAATCAAAGCACATTTTCAACTACAGTTTCTTTTACAAATTCAACATTGGGTGCGTATTCAACAATGGATATGAGTACTACAGCGGGGAACTATCAAACTATATTTTCATCTAATCTATTTTCGACTCAAATAAATAGTTCATTAATCAGTTCAAATCTTTATTTAACAAACTATATTCAAGCAGTCTCAAGTTATGGAATTAGTACCCAGATACAATTAAACAACACATCCACATTTTTAACATCTACGGTTTATCGTGGAGCATCAACATACACAGGTAGCACATTCCAAGGTGTATTTAATCAAATATCAAGCGTTAATTTTGGTCTTCAGAATTTAATTTTCAATAACACGTTCTTTTTGAACACGCAAATTAATTCAGTTTCAACAGCTTCTGGCTTGAATTTCCAGGTTATCAGCACATATCCCGCGAATGTTGCAAGTCAAGTTAGTTCGCTAAGCACAGCAATAGGTATGAATAGTTTAAGCACGCTGGTTTCAGCAAACGCGTTTACATCACAATTAGTTAGCACGGTCATATCAACAACAACCTTAGAAATTTCAGCAGCAAAAGCAGTTGTAGAGATAGAATTAGTTTCATCCGTTACGGGCGTGAATCAAAATATAGTATCTGTTTCAAGATCGCTAACCTCAACAATTAATTATAATAGCACCATGACAGGTCGCACAATTTCAACTATGAATGGTAGTATTTCGACCCTATTAACTACAGGTCTTGTGACAAATATCTACCAGACTTTCTTGGAATTAGAAGCGTATTCGGCATCAATTGTAGAGTCTACAATTTCAACATCTGGCGCCCTTGTAAATTCAACAATCGTGAACTACACAATTATTTTGAATAGTACGCTAACATATGTAAGTATTTCATCCTTCAATTACCTTGTAGCAAATGCATATATTTCCTCAATTAGCACAGTTATACCAAATGTGCTATCAACAATGTCAGTTGTAACTTCAACATTAACAGTTGAGTTTAATTCAACAATTTCTGGCAACACATATCTGTTTAACTCCTCAATTTCTGCCTCAATCAATATATTTAATCAACAGATCTCCACGCTAGCATCCGCCGCACAAATAACGGTATCTAGTTATATTGGTCTGGGTCTATCTTCTCAATACGGTTTGTATTCAACAACCTTAGCCGACGCTTCAACGGTTATTGGGAATGCAACTGCCTCCACATCAGGCGCGCTTTCTACGCAGTTCGCCCTTCAGTTTTTCATGGCGCCAAGTATTATTATGAACCGAACAAACGCCGTATCAACCCTAACTAACGTAAGTACAATCACAGGTCTATCATCAATCAGAGTTGCTATGGCATACCTGGATTGTACGCAATACCAGAATTTCTATGTGCTTCTCTCAGATATTGCCTCAGATGTCTGTTATGGATTTACATATTCAACAAATAACCAGGTTCAAAATAATAACAAGGACATTACCGTGTATGTAGATATTCAATCCACCTACAAAAATAATTTTTACGTCATGGATATGAATAATATGTCATTGTGGTTAAATAGACCACGTATTATGAACCCAAATGCCTATTCCGTCACAACAAATATACCAAATATATCAGTTCCAAGCCCGAATACAAAGCAACAACTGTTCCTTTCAACATACGTTGGGGCATATATGTTAGATTTCCGTATTCAGCAACAAAAACTGTGGTTAAGAAATATAGAATCATACCCATATATTTACTCAAGAATAACACTAACCTCATTTACATTGCCACAAAATGTTCAAGTATCACAACCCCTTCTCCAAACATCAAGTTTCGTATACCGTGGTTCATTGATTCCTGTATCATGGACAACCAACGATTTGAATATTCCACTTGGCTTCAAATTCATTGGTAGGGATAACGCTGGTAGAAATACAATTTCATGGTCAGGACCATATTCATCTGGCGCCGGATCAGCCCTGGTAAAAGTACCGACACCACCGGCATCCTTTGTTCGTTATGATGCTATGTATGTAGCGATTTATCCAAATAACATGCTTAATAGCGAAACATTAAATACAAACTACGATACACCAGGCGGCGTTTTAGCAACGCAAGCCCTACCACCCTTACACGTAGTGGCAACATCATTGAACTCACGTATTCGCGTTCAAAACCCTGGAACAGTCAATCAGTACTTACAGGTCGCCGAACTTAAAATCAACAATGACGCCCGTCAAAATATTATTACAAATTTCCCATTTACTTACAATAGAATTATAAGTACATCATCATACCCATTTAACGGCGACGTAGTCGGTTTCGGTCCCCAACGTGTATTTGATAACAATTTAGATACATATTTCTTTGGTGGTTCTAACGCCGTTACGCTGGACTCAAACGCCTTTGTTGGCGCAGATCTATCCTCATTTACATCAACTTTCACATCAACAATGACAGTATCTTCTGTAGAAGTATACGCAAATGCACCAGGAGGACTAGTAAATATGCAGTTGCGCTTTGAGAATTTGAACGAACCTGGGCTTCAAAACGGTTTGTTTTTCAGCACAATTACATTAACAGGTGATTATTATCAGTCATACTCATACAGTTAGACACATATACTGGTAATTGTATAATTACAATAACATGTTAAAATTTAGTACATTAATAGGACTAAATTTTAGTAGAATAGCGGGCTAATCAAAATCACTGCTTAATACAGATATGTCTTCCGTACTTACTACACTTGGACAGGTAGATCCAAATATCAGATTTCTTAAGGCGTTGGCAACAACTACGGTTTATACCCCAAGCGCAACAGGAACAGTTACATCAAACATGCCTTCTGCCTCTTTTTCAGCATCCACATCAACATCAACGTATCCTTCCGGCACTATATTTCGCGATATGGGAAAACGAACTGTAACATACAATACCAGCAATCAGGAAGTCGCTAAATATATTTTTGTTCAGCCACAAATCGGTGCCACCACTGAGGGTGTACCAGCAAATTATGCTACACAGAAATTCTACGTTCAGGTCTGGGCATCCTCAGCAACTGCAACAGCCGTAACAGTAGGGCGCGTAGGATAATCTTATAATATGGTAGAGAATGAGACGCACGTACTCTCAGATAAAACCGCGTAAAAATACTTTTATAACGATTCTTAATACAGCCTGGCTATACCCAGAAGCGGATATTACAGCGGCTCTTGCATCAACAACATATACTCATACTTACGATGGTAATATCATAACCTGCCCAACACTCTCAGCGATTATTGGGGTATATACTAATATCTATAATAAGACAACTATATCACAACCCCTAGGAAATGTGGGATACAGTATTGGTGCAGGAACGCTTTTGGAAGACATGGGTCGCGAAATCCGTTTTTGTTTAACAGGAGGTCAAGTGGTAGTTATATGGCGTCTTGTAAAACAACTTACACCTCAGAACCCATACACAGTGCTACCAGTTCGCGGTGACTCACCAAATGGAACTATTGGCTATGTAACCACATTCTGTTCATACGGCAATGGAACAAACGGAGGCTACAGTGTAGGTCTTGATGATGTTCAGGTGATCCGTACAGGTTAAAAATCAGCATCATAACTATAAATTTAATCTCATAATATGATATTAAATTATTATACAAGCAAATCCCGCTCACTTATACTCAATGCGATTAGCACTAGCGGCACCTTCATTTGCGGCAAGCAGTGCATTATCTTTGTCAATCTTCTTCTGCTCCGCCTCGGATACAACAACACCCTTCAGGTCGGCATCCTGTTTTTCACGCGCAGCAATCATTTCCGCCAATTTATTGGAAAGTTCACCTGTAGCGCCACTATCGCATTTGACAAATCCAGAGCCCTTTTTAAGATTTACGTTAATCTTACAGCCACTCATGATGAATACCTTCTATATGCTGTTGTTGTTTAAATCGCTTGACCTATAAAGATTTTGGCATTGGCTCACCAACGCTTTTTCCCGCATTGGCTCACCAACGCTTTTTCCCGCATTG